CTACAACTAAAAGTTTTTCATCTGCTGCAAAATTATAGAGTGCACACATTCTGAGCCGAGACTGTAAATTTGCCATAGCAAGTTTATTCTGAACTTGATTGATTGGTAATACTCCTTTGAAAGCGTTGAAAACAGTCTCTAAATAAATGATTTTGGGCTCTGCACAATCATAAGTATTTCTAAGCCAATATGCATGAATAGCTGAAAGCTCGTCCGGTTCAATGGGCTTAGTGGGTAATCTAACAACAACAGTTTTCTTACCAGTCATTGCACACAGAGTAGAAACTACAGCAGAGTCAATTCCTCCTGAAATTCCTATAATAAAACCATTCATATTAGCTTCGTTACGGTAATCTGATAACCACTGAACAATATGATTTGTAACTTTTTGACAGTTCATATTTATCCTTTCTATCATTTGCTTTATACTCTATTTATGATATAGACTATGGGTTTACCTATAAAACTAAATGCATAATATGTAAACCAAAACATTATCGCTAAAATTTTATATAATAAGAGTGCTGTATATGGTGCTATGAGCAAAGATATAAACATCATTTCTAACAATTGATCTAGATTTAAGTACTCTTCCATCATGTCATACCAAGAAGGCTTATGATAATTATTATCTCTGATAGGAATAGAATCTCCATCATAAAATGCAAATCTACCATCATATTTATATTTTTGATAAACGATAAGTAAAAGTCTAAACATGAAAAGAGATATAGCTGTTAAAATATAACTGTAGATTGTCATAGATTATCCTTTTCTATTAAAAATGTCCAAAAATTTATGTTCTCTTATTATTTAAGCAAGTATTTTTTGAGTTTTTAAATTTTTGTTTTGAAGATTTTGTCTCCTTGAATAAATTTTATTAAATTTTGTTAAAAAATGTTATGTTTTAAAAATATAAATTGGAGAAAAGTAAATGTCATCTCCCATCTTCTTTAAATTTCACAAAAACTGGAAAGCGCAATGAATAAACTGTTGTATTTTCACTTGTTGTTACATTCTGATATTTAATTTCGACTATTTTACCTATATATTTATCTCTATTGTTCCAAATCATATCTCTATCTTGATCACTGAATCCAGATCCACAACTTGATCTGACAAATTTACCCTCGATTTCTCCTTCTACAAAAATATTGCCCAAAGTATTTGAATTTTTGCCATTTCCAAGAGCAAAGCCCGTAATTTGTAAGTCTTCCTCTTTAAACATTTTAACTTTCAGCAAATTATTATCACGATCCCATGAATAATAATTATCGGGAGATCTTAACATTGCTCCCTCGAACCCAGCTTCAACAAACTTTACACAAATCTTTTCAATCTCTTCTTTTGTATTAGGAATTACAGAATAGTTAATTGGAATTACATATTCATATTTTTTCCAATTAACTCTTTTCAGAACCATCACCATGTCATTTGTATTCTTGAAATTACTACTTCCTACAGCAAATACATTGAACTTGATCTTCTTCTTATGATCATCATTTACGTTTCTATAAGACAAAACATATCCCTGAATTGTCTCAAATGGAATGTCTGGTGAATAAAGTTCTCCGTCAATGAATTCAAAATCATTGTCTTTGCATATTTCATTAAGCTCTGCAATTACATGATCAAAACCTGTAATTTCTGTAGCACCTCTTGTATAAGCTACTCCAGTTTTGAGATCATAATTTATGTCTAGATTGTGTGGATGTTTTGTATTGAATAATGTACATCTCAGCCCATCGTACTTTTTTGAAGCAAACCAATACTTCACTCCATAATCTCTACCTTCTTCCCATTTATTTGCAAGCTGAACTTTATATTCTTTGATGAAATCCTTGCCATAGACCTTCTTCAATGAAGTAGAAGAGATTCCAATCTTGAATCCTTTTTGCAGAATGCATGTAAAAATTTCTTGAGTTTCTTTTGTACACTCCATCATCAGGTCATCGATTGCATCTTTTGCTGCATTACCAGTCAGCTTTCTGCTCTTCAACTTTTCTTGTAAGTCATAGAATTCATGCCACTTCTCATGAAATGTATCACATCCGGTAACAGATGTTTTGATTTTATTGACATTAAAAATTTCAAATGGATCATAACAGAGTCTAAAAGCTTCTCTGATTTCTGTATCAGATGAATACTTGCAGAGAATGGCCAACTTTTCATTTGTTCCAGTAGAAGCTTTGATCTCTGAGATTAGTTTTTCCATTTTTGCTTCCTATAGTTTATATGATTATTTTTGTATAGTTAAATATAAACAATCTACACTTAAAAGTAAACAGTTATATTGACATATCCTTCAATAAATTGATCCAAGCTACAGCTACAATAGAAACACAAATAACTACTACAATCCACACTAGTGCTTCTGGCCACCTCATGATAAAACTCCTTATGTAAAGAAAGTCAATGAATCTTCTTCTATGATGATTCCACACCGTTTCAGCTCTATAATCTGATCTTCTGTTATGACTTCTGCTAATTCTTCTAAATTGATGTTCAGATAAAATATATCATGCTCAGCAGCTGCAATCATGTCAGAATCTTCTGATTGCAGCTCACTCAAAAGTAACATAGCATGAAGGTCTGGTCTATTACTTCTTTTATTTTCTATTTTATGAAACTCTAGATATTCTTCATCATGCTTATCAAACAATTCCAGCATTTCTGATAGATCCATATCTACTCATCTCCTTCTTCAATTTTAGAATCGAATTCTTCAGCATCTTTTAAATCTTTGATCTGCCTAAGATTTCTTCTGAGCTCTTGTCTAAATCTTCTATTGTGATTCTTTTTATTTTTTTCAACTACATAGTCTGCACTATTAGAATCACTATTATTAAAACCCTGTTTTTGCTTCCTCAACTCATTTCTCCTTCTTGAAATTTAATTTTAGTATTTTCTGTAGCCTTAAACTTGTTATATTGACAATAAATTTTTGCCATTTTCTACCAATTTCAGTAAATTCTTTTTCAGTCAACCATTTTGTATCTTTTGTTTCATAGTGAGGCTCATCAAAATCATCTATATTGTGAACACTGCAAGCATATACAGTCATTGGATTGAATTTGCCTATTTTATGTATATTTTCTATATTTGTTTCTTTTAATCCTAATTCTTCTTTTCCTTCTCTAATAGCAGCATCTAATTCTGTTTCTCCGTCATCTATCATTCCTTTTGCTATCTGATATTCTAACGATCCAAAATTTTGATCACTCGGTCTCATGAACAGAAAATGAAACTCATCATCTTTTATATAAAATGGAATCATTGCAGCTCTATTTTTCTTTTCATCTACAGACATTCGATTAAATCCTCTTTTGGAATTTTAACTCCATACACTTTGCCAATACCGAATAAATTGCAACAATATAGACCATTTGGCTGAGAAGTGATTTCATCTAAAGAATTAACAGCAAGAGTCTTCTTAATATCTGGTCCATAATGAACAGGATATGTTCTATTAGAATGTTTTAGTTTAAACTTTTTCATCTTCAGATTCCTCCTCGCCTACAAATAGATTATCATTTTTAAAAATGTGCAACTGATAAGAATCTGTATTTTTTGAAAATAGCTTTGACCACATGCTTTTCTTAGCTATGACTGCAACATATTCTTTGTCTAATTTTAATCTCAATTCCTCAGTAATATGTTCATCGCAAGCAAGACGTAATAAAACAGCAGATTTCACTTTGTTAAATTCTTCTTGCATTTGCTCTAAATCTAATGACCATATACTAGGCATACTAAATCTCCTTAGATGACTCATGTTTAGATGTTAGATCTTCATCTGGAATTTCAATGTTGAAAACCATTCTGTCTGATCTGTGCAGAGTGAATAGATTTGTATTTTCTTTGAGTAATACATCTTTTCTGTTAAGTTCAATTTGTCCCACAATAGACTTATTTTTATAGTTTCTATTCTTAACATCATAACCAGAAACATGATAGAAATTATATGTCTTAGATTCTTTAACTCTGTGAATGGTTCCAGTGATGTAGTAGCTCATATTGTCCTTTCAGTATTTTGTTATTTATAATATTTTAAATATAAACAATCTATACTCAAATGTAAACAACTATTTTTAGAAAATATTAAAAGCTACACATAGATATTATCTATACATAACTTTTTTAACTCATTTTATTGTTGCATCAAAACACCCTTTTAAGCAGTTTCAACGGCTTCATTCATTGAACTCATTACTGCTGCTCCACATCCAGAACAGAATTTATTTGAGCTTTCATTTAAAGCATCAGTTAGTTTAATATTGAGCAAATTTATATCTTGAAAATCAGATTGCCATATTTTTACAAATTTACATTTTAAAATATTTATTATATTTTGTTCTCTAATGTTGTCTCTTTCTATCTATTCATTATTGAATAGATGTTAATTGCGGGAACATTCAGATTTTAACTGAAATTACCAGGGTTTGGAATCCTGCATTTTGTCTTTTAAACTATGTTCCCATGTTTCATTTTAATACAAACTATACAAATTTTAAAAAATAGTTCCAATCTTCTCTATTTTTCAGATCAACAACCTTTTGAAATTTATTGATCCATTGTGGTTTAGATGGCTTTTTTAACAGCTTAAAACCAACTTCTTCTAAACTTTTGTTGCCTTTGTATTCATTGCAGTTTTTACAACATGCAACACAATTAGAAAAACTGCTACTTCCACCAGAAGCTTTCGGAATTATATGATCAATTGTTAGCATATCTATATTATATTTTTTATAACAGAATTGACAAGTATAAGAATCTCTCTGCAGTATAGATGCTCGACTATACTTGACAAAATAACTTGGTAATTCATCTGTTCTATGAACTATAACAGAAGGAGCTAAATGTTTATATTTTGGAGAATGAACTATATGATATTTATCTTCTGGCAATCTATCTGATATTCTCACTAATTCGTCATAATCAATAGCTGAAAGTTTTGATCCTACTAAATTGTTAAACTTGTCATATACATCTTCTGTAAGAACCATTTTAGCATAATTCTTATATATTAGTCCGAAAGCTGTTCTTACATCTGTAATGTTCAGAGCAATCCAGCTCCTGTTAATACAGAGAGTTTCCCTATTCAATAAAGAACTCATTTTATCAATCCCAATTTAAAAAATCTGAATGCTCTAAACAGACGCATCTATCATATTTAGCACTGCCAAGCATAGATTGATTAATGATGCCTAAGTCTAAACATGCTTGACAAGGAATAACTTTATAGCAAAATGCACAAATTATTCCTTTTTTTTCAGCAGTTCTAATAACTGGACATTTACAATTGCACTTTTCGCTGTATACATAACTGAAAATATGACTAAATGCTAATTTTATTCTTTCATTTTTAGCAGTACTATAACTCATTTTGCTGTTTTCTTTCTATTAGCAGAACTAGTTTTTTTATCCCAACTTTTTCTATTTCTATATGTAAATTTTGGTTCGATAATCTCATCCACCCAGCCATATTCTAGAGCTTGCTCGCTAGAAATGTACCATTCACGCTCTTCGTTAATTTTAGCTTCTATTTCTTTTTCAGACAAATTTGACTGTTCGCTTAAAAGTTTTAGAATTCTTCTCCATAGATCTTCTAAATTTTTAGCATGGCTTAATGTAGATTTAGCATCTGCATCAACTATTCCAGCACTGATATTATGCATCATCAAAGTTGTATTTTTATAGCAATATCTTTTTAGACCAGAAACTAGAATTATAAATGCTCCAGAGCAACATTCTCCAATACCAATGGTTCTTACAGCACAAGTACCAGATCTTATATAGTCAGATATGAACATTGATACTTGAGCATCACCACCTGGGGAATTTATGTATAGATCAATAGGTTCTTTCTCTTCTTTAATTTTTAACAATTCACATTGTAACCATACTGTCTCTATAGCATTTTCTGTGATCAGACCATTCATTATTACATATCGGTTATCTAAAGCTGCTTTTTTGCATTCATATATGAGACTATTATCTGGATCATCAAATTTTTCATCAGCTTCAAGATCATATTGCATGCTCTTCACCACAGTCAACGTCTCCTAAAATTAATGGGCAGAAAATTTAATCTCTGCCCATTTTTACATCTTTTAGCATTACATATATTCTACAGATTAAATCCTACAGCTATTCTTTGAAGTTTTGAATCTCTGATATCTTCAAAATTATACGCTACATAAACATGTTTTGTCATGTTTAGAGAAACTACTCCAACATTGTCAAACTTATGAACATCTAAAGTTCTGTCAACATTCCAAGAAGTCTTCCAGAATAGTTTTAGATCTCTGTTAGCATAATTAAATGTTGCCCACGATACTAATATTTTATGATCTACTTTGGCAAAATTCTGATCTAAATCTTGTTTATATCCTAAATTTGCAGAAAAATATTTTGTTACATTTGCACCAACACCAAGTACATACTCGTGATACTTTACTGTATCATATGTATATTTGTATGAACCAGATAGATTTACTAGAGATACTCTTCTTGATAAGTCTACTGTTCCATTTGCTCTGTATTTTTTACCATTGATATGCACATATTTGCCATAAATTGCTACTGCAACTTTATTGACATTCAGATTATGATTTACAAACAAGCTTTTTTGATCAACTGAATTATCTTTCATCCAAGAAAAATCAGCATTCAAAGCATGAGCAAACTTAGGTAAAGCTATTAATGACAGTGTAATTGCTAAAATTGTTGCGAATATTTTCATATATTGTACTCCTCTATTCAATGATTTCTAAAATTGTGAATTTTTTGCTTATGGGAACTGTGTATACCAAACTACTTGTCAGCATGATATCTTTAAAATAGTCATTATTTTCATCTAGAAATTCTAAATCAAATATCACCTCCTTAGGATTTATTTCTTCTCTTATCACTATTCCAAATTGATTTGCTGAGTCTTCTTTCTTTAAAGCATTCTTTCTTGCTGTATTGACATCTTTGTACCATTCAAAGATAGTTGTTTCTATATTTTTTTTCTGCTTCATGTCATTAAAATTAGCATATGAATTGCTGTTTCTGTTATCAGAAAGTATTAATCCTTTGTAGAGAATATAGCTGTCTGAATCGACAAATTCTTGTATCCTACCTGACATATTTATAACTTCATTAATATTTTTTTGCTTTCTAGTTAACCATTTCAAAATTCTATAATATTCTAGAGTTTTGTTTTCTACTATTATATCAGATAAGTTCATATGTTTAAATTTTATACAACTAAGTGTTTATATTTTATACAGTTATAGTCTTTTAAATTTAATTTGTTCAATCGTAGAAATTTAAATCATAAAATTTGTACATCCACTATTCAGCTAATATTAAATATTAGTGAGCTTTTAAACTTGTACCTTAATATGTTTTACCAAAACTTGTAACAAACGTAAAAAAGTCATTAATGTTTACTGCTTTGTCATCATTAAAATCTCCACGAAGATCTGAATCAGACCAGTATTCTTGAAAAATCCAAAAGTCTTGCAGTGTTACAACTCCATCTGCATCAAGATCTGGAATTGGTGCTGCAACTTTCAAACTTTCTTTAACATCTGTAAACTTGCCTACAAGAATATTTGGAAGTTTAGTATTTGCATTCTTTCCATTTACATATAGAATATTTCTCATTTCTAAACTATTTAGGGGTTCTCTTCCCAATGATTTTCTTGCAGAACTTATATTTGTTGCTATAGCTCCTGCAAATGCTCCTGCAACAGAGGTTCCTCCAAAACTACTTGTATACCATCTATTTTTATTTGTACTATTTACAAGATCTCCTCTACCACAAGTTGTGATATCTACTCCTGGACAGCATATATCAACCCTTGAACCATATGAAGTAATACCAGAAGGGCCTATATAATCATCTTTTATATAAGCTGCCGCAACAAAAATAGCACCAGAATCTCTAAAATTTCTATCAAATTTTCTTCCAAATTTTAGATCATCTAAATCTGTATTTGTATTCCCGACTGGTTCTATTACAATTATTCCTTTATCAATACAATATTTTATTCCATCATATACATAATCTGCATATTCAACTGGAACATGTTCATTATTAAATTGTAAAGCACATTCAAAAAATATTACATCACCTTTACTTAATTTATCTCCTGCAGTTAATAAAGAATCCAATAAATTATATGTGCTAGCAAAGCTTATTTCTGCATCTTGACACAACCCATTTATGCCAAATTTATTATTTTGTGCAGCTAATATCCCAAGAACTTCCGTACCATGATCTGTATAGCTGTCTCCATCTATCATAGGTCCATTTATAAAACCAACATGTTTCCATATTAAATCTTCATGTAAAAAATTACAATTACCATCTATTATACAGACTTTAATTCCAGAACCAGATAAATCTTTTCTCCATAGAGGATAATTCAAAGATTTGATTATTTGTGCCCAATAAGAAGTTAAATCTGGAGTTACATCATTCTCTTTCAAGTCCATGATTACTGCTGTACTAACTTTTGTTGGTTCTTCATGATAGCTATCTATATATTGTGAATTTTTTGTAATTTGATCTAAAGAATCTACTGAAAAATAACATTTTAGACTATCAGAAACATTTCTATGCTCATATGGAAAATAGAAATCCTCTGATTTTAATTTTAGTATCAATTCTTTTGTATATTGTTTTAACTTTCCTATATAGCGCATTTAATTTCTCTATAATGTTTTGTTTTCTAGTGCTAATTGTAATTCTGTTAAAAACAAGTCAGACACACATGCAATCTGACATAGCAAGATTCATTTTCGAGATGTGAAATTTCTACTGCATCTCTTTTAAGTATATTTCTGCCAAGAGTTCCTTGAATGAATTTCTTGCAAACATCACAAATGTATTTAGTTTCTTTCATCTGCTGTTTTTCTATTTAGCAATTTTACTTTACTTGGATGAGATAGTTTAAAATCTTCTTCTATATCTTTTTCTACATCTTCTCTATAGCCAAAATAACCTTTCAGATATCTTTTGCATCTAGCATTGAATTCTATTTCATCATTTTCTTGTAAATTTAGTTTAGCAAACCCTTTTGTATATGAGAACCATAGATGATCAGTTAAAATGTTACCTTCAGCATCTTTTACATCTTTCAGAAGTACAGTCTTTTCTGGTCCTCTATAGCCATTTTTAAGTCCAAATCTAGAAAATGTAGCTGTGAATTTTAATCTTTCTTCTTCTATTTTTTCTAATTGTTCTCTCATTTAAAAACTAAATAAACTCCCAATGTTTTGTTTCTTGTCGAGCTTTAGGCATTTCTATATTTAATAGATTGTTTTCCCAATTCTGTTTTTGTTCTGAATCTAATTGGTCATATTCTAACTTTAGATTCCAAATACTCTTACAACTTTCGTGATTCTTGCATAGCGCAGAGCATCCTGAAAATTTTTCTTTTTCTTCTATTAAATGCATAACTTTCATTCTATTTTCGACATCATTCCAAATATCTATAAAACTCCTCTTATAAACATTGCCATATGAATACTTCAGATGCCCACGAGTATTAGGACACACAAAAATTTCTCCTTGAGCACCTATACATGGAGTTAACTGACTACCATAGCATTTCTTATAGTGTCGACCAAAGTGAATAGGATCATCTATTAAGTCATTCAACTTATATTCGTTGATCTGAAATTTGTCTCCTAATATTTCTTTTGCTTGCTTTAATAGTGGTTTTATATCAGTTTCCCAGAATTCTACTTTTCTTTGAGTTTCTCCTTCTTTTTCTACACTGATTATTTCTGGCTTATATTGACAATAATCTACATCATAATTTTTAAACATGTTAGCAAAATCAATTATTTCAGTATAATTGTCAGGAGTTATAACAAATCCAGTACCTATTACTGTTTTGCTATTTATTCGCTTTTTAGTTTCTATTAATTTAGACAGATTAGATAGCATTTTATTCCAATCTGTATTCTTGTTAGTAACTCTAATTCTATTATATGTTTCTTCTGTTCCTGAATCTATTGAAAATCTGATCCATTCCATATATTTGCACATAGATTCAAATAGATCAAATTTATCTAGCATTACACCTGCTGTAAATATACCCATTTTAATGTCAGAATTTTGTCCAATATATTCTAGAACGGGTTTAAATGCGGGTGAAATTGTCGATTCTCCACCCCCTGTGAAGTTTGTGCTGCGTACTCCAATGCTTATAAGATCTTTTGCTATTTCTAATGCTTTTTCTTTTTGCATTATAGATCTGTCAAATGTTTCAGAATTCTTATATTTATCGAAATGAATATGCGCTGACAGGCAGAAGAAACACGAGTGCATACAGCTATTTGACAAGTCCCACTCTATAAGCACTGGAGGTGGATGATTTCCTTTTATTAGCTCGATTGTTCTATCTATATTAGCTATTATTTTTTGCTGAGGAGAGAAGATTTTTAAATTTTTCATATTAAATTCAATTCTTTCATTTTGCTATTATCCCATATCTCTATTGGAACATCTATATTGTTTTTAGCAAAAATGAGTTTATTTTTTGATTTTTCATCCATGTATCCTTTTACTTCTATTATTTTTGTAAGTAAATTATTTTCGAATATAAAGAAATCTCCTCTATAATGATTGTTTTTATCTTGCACTACATTCATATATTCGTATTTCCATACTATATTATTATCATCTAAATAGCAACTTTTAGCTCCCAAGACGATCTCATCCAAATATCATTATAATATCCACCTTTGCCAATGCCTGCATTTTTATATGCTGGCTCGCCATAATGATGATGATTTTCACCTCTCAAATGATCATTACAATGCTGTTCCCACATTTCTAAAGCTTTTTCTCTACCATATTTATCTGTCCAAATATCCAATATAGATATACCATACATAGGATTTCCTTCTCCTACATACAGTATCTTATTCCTTTCACTAGTTTTTATAGATATTGCTTTTAATCTATCATCTGTATCTTTAGTCAATCCTTTATTCCAATTTGGACTTATTATATTTGAGCAAGACATGCAATATAATTCATTCCTACCTATCTCTTTATAGCAAAAAATACATCTACCTTTGCAGTCTTTGCATATATAAGTATTATTGTTCCATGACAATTTATTTCCACAATACATGCAAAGTTTATCTATAGTGGGAACATGTCTGCATTCTGGGCACGCATCATAATCATATTTTATTGTTAAATAATGTAATACTTTATTACAAAATCTGCATCTTTTTCTATCATTGTCTACACACTCACAGCATCTAGTTCGCTCTTTTGAAGAATTATTACCTAATTTATTATTACAACTTTCACATCTTCTAATTATAATTAATTTTGATTTCTCCAATAAACAATGTTTGCAAACTCCATGGCTATTTTTATTACCTAATCTATTACTGCACCCTTCTTCTTTACAAAATCTTATCACTTTCTCTTCTCCATAAATAGAAATAGCTTATAGGTGTCTGAAAAATACAAATTACTGTACTTTTTCCTATAAGCTATTTCATTATTTATAGCTTGTATTTTTCAGACAATATAAATATATCTATTATAGAAGAAAAGACATTAAAAACTAATAATTTCTCCTTTTATTAAATCATGAATACAGATTTCATATCTTTTAAAGTTGTTGATTACTGTGATATCCGCTTAAATGATCTACATAAAAATCAAAATTATTTACACTTTTCAAACATGTTATATTTTCCATATCAAATAAATTATGCCCAGCTATATGTTCTCCTGGCTGCATACTAGAAAATATATATGGTACTTTTACAAATAGCTCTCTGTGACATAAATGTGCACTTCCATAAGCATTGTCTTTTGTAGTGCATTTATAGAATTTGTTATTGTGTTCATATAGTTGCATCTCTTCATCTATATCTAAATGATTACTAAATATATACTTGTTATCATTTTCTTTGAATTTTCCTTTATAATCTACTACTTGTTTAGCTGGTGAATTATATTTTATTAATCTTGCTTCTATTTTATCTATTGGTAATTGTTCTAATCTCTGTGGAGAAAAATAGATATTTGAATCAGTTCTCATTATAAGCTCTATATCATCTTTAATGTTTATATAAACAATCTGATCTGCATCATTATAGAAGAAAAATTCATATTTACTAAAATCTGAATCTACCTTATTCTGTACATATTTTACTATTTCGTGCCACAGATGATTTGGTGGAACTGTATGTTCATCAAATTTAGCTATATAAAAATCTAATTCAAGACTTGTAAGATCTTTGTAATCTATGTCATTTTGTACACCTACAACTATATCTGAAAACTGTTTCATAGATTTATAAGTTTCTATAAAGTAATCTATAGATTTTTCTTTAGGCAGAACTCTTGTATGTGGATAGTTATCTTGAGCATAGTATGGTAAAATAGATAGATATTTCAATTACAGTCTTCCATCTTTAGAGAATCTTTTAGCTTCATCTTCTATTACTTGTTTGCTCCTATTATAATCTGAAATCATCATTTCATAATCCATAGAATAGTCATTCTTCAACTGATACAAATGATACAATTCATGTCTCAAACTTTCTATTACGCTTGACAAATATCTTCCATTAACTTTAACATAGATTTGAAATATTCCGTTTACATCTTTTTCTAACAACCCTGAAGCTTTTGTGTTTATATGATCAACTAAATTTATGTCTAATTTGATACTTTGTATTTTCAATCTAGCTACTATATTCTTTACTGCTCTTTTAATGTCTTCAGTATAGCTTTTTACTTCTTCATTTTTTGACTTAATTCTCAGAATCATGTGTTCATCAGCTTTCTATAAATTTCTTTCATGTCATTGTTGCTATTAACTACATCTAAAATATCTTGATTATCTATTGACTTTATGTTTTGACAGACATAGTAGTGATGCAGAGCTTTACCATTAGTTTTGACTCTTGTATATGGATTTTCTGTAAATGAATCTGCATGAGCATGAACAAATGGTCTGTAGAAAACTATCTTAAAATACATCTGGTTCAAAAATGCTTCGAAATATTTTGGAATGAACAGACCAGGGTAGACAAAAGCATGTTGATGTCCTTCATAACCAAATTGATGATCAAAATCAGGGATAGAAATATGAACATATCCACCATCTATGCATATATTCTTTATATTAATTAAAGCATGATAAGGCGAAGATACATGCTCTAGTACTTCATAGATCATTACAAATTCAAATTTATCATACAGTTCAGATTTCTTATCTATTGTATCTTCTACGATATCTAATTTAAAGAAGTCATCTATTTCTTCTAAACCTTGCAGCTCTGCAAATATTTTTATGCTTTCATCTGAAACATCTGAAGCTGTAACATGATTGTCATATTTTTGTTTTATTTCTTTTGCTGTATGTCCGAAACCAGAACCTATTTCTAAAACTTTTTTGTGATGAGGAATGAGCTCTGATGGTAGCTCAAACTGTGTCCAATATTGTGTTATAAATTTTTCTACTCCTCCCAATAAAGAACTACCATACACATCATGAGCATTCAAATGTTATCTCTTTGAAAGTTCATTGTATGAATCTACTGCATTATCTATAGTTATGTCTGCTACCATGCCATGTTTTTTGATCTGTTCATTAGCAATTTGTCTAATCTCTACATCTTTTTTACTAACTTCATAAAGCTGAGCATAAAATGATCTTCCACCATGAGACTTGTTTCCAGAAAGTTTAGCATATTCTTTCAATCCCAAAGCTTGTCTAATAGCTCTTAAATCTCTTCCATTCATGTTACATTTTTCAGATCCTGAACATCCAAGCAGTCTGCCTAATTGATTTACTGAATTAGCTCTTTTTGCCCAAAATCTGATTTCTGATTTATCTATATTGTATAACATTCTGTGAATCCTTTTTATTTTATATTAATGATAGTTCTTTCATTTTTTCACCATCCCATACTTCTACAATACAGTGCTCTAGTATTTCTTTTAATAATAAAACTTTGAGCATATTTTCCATAGTAACATATCCTTTTACTTCAATTATTTTTATAAGTTCTTTCTTGTTATTATAAATGAAAAAATCTGGTAAGTATGAAACATTGTTCCATAAAATATATCTTTTTTCTTCATACTTCCATATTATATTATTGTCGTCTAAATATTTTGCTACTTTTGCTTCCCATGTAGATCTAAAACATATTTTTTTATATCTAGTTTTTATACCTCTCCCTATTTTGGAACTTAATTTTATAAAACCATTTCTGAAACCATTTTTTCTTGTCTCAGATATCTTATCTCTTGTTTCTTTACTTACTTCTTTTCCAAACATTGGATTATTTTCGCCTTTGAACTCTTCTCCTTTTCCATATCTTGGATTATTTATTCCTCTGTAGTGATCATTTAAGTATTGTTCATACATTTCTTCTGCTCTTTCTTGTCCATAATTATCTATCCAAACATCTTTTAAACTTCTATTATATCGAGGATTATTTTCGCCCTTTAATGATCCATTATCTCTTATTGTTTTAGAAGCTTTTAAAGATATATTTTTGTATATTTCTTTAACTTCGTCTTTATTTCTATTTTTCGTCCAATGTTCTATTTCTCCACTATCTATTTTTGCTTTTCTAAAACCATTCGATAATTTAGCATTTGGAAATTTTATTTTATATCTTTAATGTCATGTTGTGCTTTTTAAGATGTGATGCAGTTATAAAAGAAAAAAGCTTATACTCTGTTTTATCTTCTATACATTGTAAGCAATGTATTTTATCCAATTTATTCTCCAATAAAAATATTGTCAAACTATATGTTTAATAGATTTTTGATATCTATTAGCGCTCTGTAATAAATTTATGTTAGTATTAAATATAAATATGCTGACTTATAGCTTTTACAATTCCTGTCTTTACGAATCTGTTAGATGTCTGTATTATTAAGTCTGCTTCTTTGCCATAGTCTATAGCTTCTTTATTAGATATTGAATAGTCATAGTATAAGTTTTCATGGTTAACATAAACATAATTTGATTTTTCTGTAACTTTAAATTCTATATTTTTATCATCTAAATCATGTAATCCAAGAATTATTTGAGAAGTACTAAAACAATACTCAGGAGTACAAACAATTAAGATTTTCATTTATTTCTATAAACTTTTGACCATTTTTCTAATATTTCAAAATGTTCATAAAGCAATATTCCATCTTTTTTGATTTCTTCTGGACAAGCATATTCATTTTGAATATCTGACATAGCCCTTCCAAGGCAATCTTCTAGCTTGTCATCTTCATAGAGTTCTTTATTTATGAAACCAAATTTCTTATAAATATATTCTATCATGATTTTTCAAATTCTTCGTGCAACAAAAATCCACCCCATAGCAAGCTCATGTCTGCTAATATCTGGTGAAGTTATAAATTCTGCACTAATATCGTTAAATTCTTTATTATCTTTCATGAATCTCTTTATTGCATTATCAACACCAGCTAAATTTTTATCATGTAGTATTACATATCCATCTTTAATAACTTTTGGTGTAAATTTATATAATTCCTGTACTACAGATTCTTCTTCATGACTAGAATCTATGAACAATAATCCTAAATCTGGTATTTGATCTATATCAACATCTTGAGATTTCATTCTGTGTTTTACAATTAAACGATCAACTTGCCATTTAGTCATATTATCGTCATACATTTTTCTTAGATCAAGACTATTTTCATTTACTTGTTTTACAAGATTGCCATCATATGCTAAATCTTCGACAGTTAATGGATCTATAGAATGTAATCTAAGTTTTGTATTTTCTCCAAATCTGTCTTGCATTGATGTAGCTAAAACTACAGACATTGCTCCTACCCATGAACCACACTCTGCAATATTGCTTTCTGGCATCAATTTTACAGCTTTATTTAATATCTGAGGTTCAAATTCGCATGTCATCGAGACAATTCCTAATGCATCATCTCCTCTTTGATTTGCATCACATTTGTTATGGTGAAGCATATATTCATCAAATCTATTCATTTATTACTCCAGCAAGTTCACATTCTTTTAATAAATAGGACACACGAGCAATTGTTGTATGATTCTCAAGAACATATTTAAAACAGTTTGTAGCTACTTTTTCTCTATAATCATCATTATCTAAATTATAAACTGCTTCTAAAAGTGAATCTTCGTCATCAAAATCTAAGTAATGTTCACCTCTAATAAATGAGTATGGCATATAAATCTTTATTGGTTGAGTGAGAATAAAACATCCATTTGCAAACCCTTCCCACATTCTTGCAGCGTTACAATTCAGCGACCCATAGCCATCAACACAAATTTTAGAATTGTACAAAGTTTCATAATAGTTAGAATGATCTCTATTACCAGTGTCTACTGCAACTTTATTTTTATGATCATACATATTTCCTATAACAGAATTTTCTAACTTTGCATTTTTTAGCGTATTTTCGATCCAGATGCGATCTGGTTTTGTCTCGTCATGTGGTCCGAACATACATGCTAAATATATATTCTTATTTTTAATGTTATTTAGTATTTCATCATGAGACTTAAAAAAATATCTATTTTCTATAGCAAATGGGAATGGTTTAACATTTGAAGGATGCTCTAATGACAAAAGCATTTCTCTCTTGAAATAAAGAGCAAAATGCTCAGTGTTCTTTCTATATTTAGAAAAATCTTCACCATCGACAAAAATTGTCTTGTCTGGTCTAAATATGCTCTCTGCTATGCCATCTTTTGCTTCTTGATTTGAACATAAGATTATTAGATCAGCTATATCTTTACCAAATTTTACAGCTACATTGTCATCATATAAAGTATGATCATATTGACCTTCTACTTTTGAATAATTGCTTTGTTCAGTACAGTAAAATTTTACTTTATTTTGAAGTGAAAGTTCATGCAAGCCCTCTATTAAAGAACTCTGACAAAAATCATAAAATTTTGATTGAATGACTAAAATTTTCAACATTCTTCTAAAATCTCTTCTATTTCAAACACTTCATTAAATTCTACATTTCCAATAGCTGGATAACCAGCATATATCATTATAATTATCAATTACTATATAAACCAGTAAATTAATTTTCTTTGACAGAGAGATTATAGACTCCTCTGTGCAGAATGTTTAGAGCAGCATTGAAATCTGCATCTAAACTTAGACAGCAATTCAGACATAAAAATTGTTCATTCTTCCTATTTTTTTTATCTCTGAATCCACATGTAGAACAAGTTTGAGATGTATAGAAAGAAGAAACTTTCTTCAATTCTATACCCTGTTCTTGACACAGCATTTCAAATTTTGAAATAACACTTGGATAAGACCAATATTGCAACTTACTATTCATTTTTTTGCTATATTTTGATTTATGCTTTACTTGTTGTAAATCTTCCAAGATGACAGTAGAAACATTTTTTAAATCAATGGAGTTGCAAATTTCGTTGATTTTATTGTTTTTGAAAGTAAGATATTGTTTATAGTTTTTAGAGCCTCTCTTCATATTTGATAGTATAGTATACATTTGTTTCATTTCTTGACCATAGACATCATTATTTGAAGAAACTATAAGTTTATTGTAACCTATATCAAAAGCAATGGAATCATGTTTTTCTTTCATCTCTACTTCTTTTTCATATGAAAATATAATATAAAAATTGTCATTTATTTTCTTTAACTGCACAGTTTTCTTTCTATTCCAGTCTTTATATTTTAAAGATTGCTTATGCCACTTTATTGGAAGATTAATTTGAATTGCTTTCTTTTTATCAGAATAAAAATGAGGCAATTTCAGTCCTATAAACTCATTAAAATGAATAGAAGAATTTTCATAGCTGAGTAATCTGTCATCAATATTAATAGAAATATTCTTAATGTCTATTTTGCAAATTTTTATAGCATCTTTCAATTTCAAATCTTTAAATCTTTTGTTCAGAAATTTCAGCTGTCTATTTCTTTTGATAAAGTATTTGTAGCACTTCTTATATTTTTTATATCTTTTATCTAGACAGTATTCTATATTAGATCTGACAATCTCAGAAGCTTGTTTATAGACAATTTGTCTCCACTGAGAATGATGAATTTTGTTAATAGGAAGAATCTTAGAAGACAAATTCTTATTTAATTCTAATTTTTGAGATAAAATAAGCTCTATATAAAATTTGACGTCTATTTCATAATCTTCAAATAGTTGTTCTAAATATTTAATTTTATTTAAATTAGAAAATTTTAAAATATGTCTACTACTTCTTATCAAGATCAATCTCACAATAAAAATGCCAAGTATTGAACCTCAAATAGACTATGTCTATAAAGATACTTGGCAAATAGATAACATCTATTTGAGGTTCATATATAAATATATTGTGAGATTAGAAAAAGACAAAAAGGTTAAATTTTTACATTTATTTTACATAATTTTACAGAATATAGTTACTAGTTATAATATTTATGAAAGTTGACGCTTGTTGAATTGTATCAAACTGAGATGAATTCTTTGTAACAATATTTTCTCCCCAATCTGAATCATAGCTCACTGATACTTTCACGCTGAAACTCCTTGTTAAATCAAAACTTTTTGTTTAATCTGTTTTCTAGCTATTAACTCTGTTCGCATAATATCTTTATCTGTCCAGAGGTATTTTCTGAAAGTGTTAGATTTCAGAACAAAATCTGTATTTATCAAACCTTGATCATGATACAATTTAGTCCCATCTTTGCAAAAATATTCAAACCAATCATCCCCCAACTGCGTTTGGTGAGTTGGATCGCGGCGAAACGCAATATCTCCAAATGGTACTTCTATAGTTAGTAAAGCATCATGTTTCATAACTCTATATATTTCATTCATCAAAAATATGAAAGGAGTTAATTTTTCTATGTTGCCTTCTGAGTCTTGAACATATACAATTTTAGCTGTGTGTTCTAAACCATCAAATATATTTACTTTATCTATAGAACTGTCTAAATTTGGTAACGGCTGAAATCCAAGATTTAGCTTGAAAAATAGACAGTTTTCAGGTTTAGATTTAGGCTGAACTATATCTATACCAATAGTTTGATAACCTTCTTCTTCTCTAAAGTTGCTCCCTACAAAAAGCTCGAGCTTGATTTTATCCATTAATTTATTCCCAATTTCTGTTCTATTAATTTTCTTGTAATATAGTGTAAATTAAATTTGTAACAATATTCTATATACCATTGTTGTATAGTATTTTTATTCTTTTTAGCTTTTGCAGCACCTTTCCAATCACATATCATTTCTTCTACATATTTTTCTGGTATTTCTAATGCTATACACTTATCATACTCTTCATCTTCTTCAATATCAATTTCTAATGGCATAATCCAATATTGCCAATGATGTTTATTTCTTGCAAAATGTAAAAATACTGCTCTATCAAATTTATCACCAGAATTATGTGTCGAATTATATACTTTCTTGCTTCTATTTCCTGCACTTTTACCATAAAAATATTCTGAATATGCTAAAAATTCTGATGGACAAAAAGACGAAATATCATGAATTAATCCCAGCAATGGTCTACCAATTTTGCACATTTCTAAAAAAACATACCATTTATGAATTAATCGATATCTTAAGTGTTTTAAATATTTCATTTTTAACTAGTCTCAAATTGATTGGATTGCTTAGCATCCCTTGAATCGCTTAGCGTCTTTAATTTACACCTTTTTATTTTTCAACATTTTTCTCAATGTTCTTACCAACTGCTTCCTTGCTTGATTCATTCTTTTGGTCTTTAAATCTCTTCTCTTCCTACGTATTGGCTTTAATCCTTGAGCAATCCTATCTTCATTGATCTTCTTTCTATTTTCTTCTTTGTCAATTTTCTTCTGTTCTCTGTTCTGTATATCAATTAAAACAAGCTTATTTCTCTGTTCTGTAATATAGTCTAATAAATGATTTGATAAATAAGCAGATTTGCAAATTCCAGGAGTATTGCCAAGAAATTCAGAAGTTTTTGTAACGATCAGTTTTATTTCCTTGCTCAAATCTACTTTTTTAAGAGGAAGCTCTTTATCTTTGATAAAATCTTCATATATGCAGAAAGCTGTGTAGTTTGCTGCTAATGTTCGAAAATCTTTTGTAGTGAATATTTTGCCTATATTCTTCTTTAAATACTTCTTTATGCTTTTATCTGTGATATTTAGCCATAAATCTGTTGATGATTCTTCATAAAATTTATGACCATATTCAATTAAAATTTTATCATCAGAAGTTATAAATTGGCTTACAACTTTTTTTCCTACAAAATCTAGTATGATATGATTGTCATAAAATAGAATATGTTCCTTTTTCAGAGTAGAAGCTCCAAAAGTTTGAACAAATTCGCCTTCATGTCCTTTAACTACCGCTGTATAACCTTCAGCTGAGCCCTCATTTCCCACACGAATTCCGGTTTTGCAGAGTAGATATATAGCATATGCTTCTTTTGATCCAGTTTTAATATCTTCTACAATCTCGGGTTCAATTTTTGTCCAAACTTCAGCAAGCTTGTTTACTCTAT